CGGCTTGTAAATAGCTACTCTTCTGTGATTGTAAAACAATCCATAAAGAAGTAGAATGAACGTCCTTGTCGTATTTCTGATTGTGATTCTCTTGTTTTCCCTTCTTCGCTCGGAAGGATTTACCAGCCCTGGAACAATGGTGCAGCTTGCGACCAGCCACGTCCCCACAGAAGAAGATGCTTATTATATGAAATACATCTATCCTCAAATTGTTCGCCGCGACCTCATTGATATGACGGGATCCGCGTGAAATTTGAACAAAGGAGGATAGGGAGTGCTGTAACAAATGGCCTGTAGCCACTGCAAATATTTCTTGGAAGATTTCATTAGAGGTGGTCTCCATCCAGATCATCCTTTGTTTAAAAAACTTCGGATCAAAAGGCTTCATCGTATCTTGCCTGAGGTTTCAAGTTGGCTGTATCGCATCTATATGCGTGTGAATCGCGTTTATTTTGATGATTCACTACAACTCGCAATGAGAATTTCTAGACGAGATCGCAAGATAATGGAATACGAAGCTCTTATTTCAACTGCGTGTTTTCGCTTCCTCAAATACAAGGAAAAATGGATACCTGAAGAAGTATCGTATATAACAACGATACTTCTAGAGGCAAGTGTTTTGAAACAAGTAGATGTGGATGATTATATCTGTTATATGAGCACTCGCACACTTGCTGGGTTGTATGAACTTCACAAAGAACACAGTATTACAAAAAAAGACGATGAGAAGACTTGCGTGGATCCAAACGGTAAGTATCAGAAAGAAATTCTTCTAGAAGAAGACGAACTGTATACTTAATTAAAAAAATCATACAAATAATTCAACAAATCTTTTTGTGTTTTGCCTTTGGGATAAGGAAAAGACAAAGATGTAGATCCATCCACGAGGACTGTACAAACAACTTGGGTTTCTTTTTCAAGATACGTTGGGTTCGGATGTTTCTCAAGATATTCTCTGAGTTTTTTTACTGATTTTTCTTTGGTTTCATTCGCACAATAGGCCATTCCATACCGAACATTTTCTTCCTGAATTCTTGTCTTTGGAATTTTATTCACAGAAGTATTCAGATCATCCAAAGTCAGTTGGTCATCCCACATTTTCTTTGTGTCTTTTGGAAGTTCAATCTTAGGTTCTTGAGGAGAGGGTGGAAGAGGTGGATATGGGATTTCACTGGTGTCAGAAATAGATTCTTCATAATCATCTTCAATTCCTAATTCTTGACGAATGTCATTATCGTATTGGATCCAGCAATCAGTGCAAGCAAAAGGGAGCAGTTTTCCAAAATTACAATGTTTTGGTCCATCGTCGTGAAAATGATTATAATCGTCGCTATTTATAGCATTTGCTAATTGATGGCGAGTCAGAATCCGATGGCACTCATCACAACCTATTTTGCTGAGATGGATCCTACATACAAAAAAATTTTTGTCTACCACCTCAAACTCCCCATTCCAACGTAAATGTATGTCCTCTCTATGTCCATTGTTTTTATCAGCATTATCCAAAATTTCTTGAAATTGTTGAAATTCTTTTTTCAAGGGAATATCGTTGCAAAAATGGCAATGAATTGTCCCTTCCATTACTGTATTTTTAATAAAAAACTTTAAACCTGTGCTCCTTATTTACGAGTTGCAACATATTCCTCTCAAATAAAATGTACAAATGTGTCACCGCCGTCCAAATCTCTCTTACAATACCTACAGAGAAGGGGAGGATAAAGTCCTCGCATTGTATACTATACGAAAAAGGACTTTAGATTTTACTTTCATAAGCAATATGTTTTTTACTTAAAAGATGGCGTGATTTGCGGTACGGCTGATATGTCCCACCACATTCACACTTATGAATAGTCTCATCCTTTTGTTTTTTTTCAAGTTTTTTTAGTTGCCTTTGGTGCTTTTTTTCTTCTTGTTCCTTTGCAATTTGTGCAGCATTTTCTTCTCGCTTTTTTTGAACCCATTTTCTTTTGCGTTCTTGAACTACTGCTTTGTTTTTTTCAACATAGGCTTTCGTTTTTTGTATTATTTCTTCCTTGTTTTCTTCATAATATTTTTTTTTGGCAATTTTTACAGATTCTTGGTTTTCTTCTGCATATTTCTTTGAATATTCACGTCTTTTTGCAGCATTTTCTTTTCTATAGTTGGCTTGATATTCATCCGTTTTTTCTTTGACTTCTGGGTTAGCATAATATTCCTTGTGTTTTTCTTTTATTTCCTTTTTGTGTTCCTCATAGTATTCTTTCATAGATTTTGTTTTTTCTTCTTTCGTTACATTGCATAAATTTGTATTCAGACAAAGCTCTTCATTTTTATTTAAATTTAAAAAATACTTTTCTCGTTCTAAAAGTTCATTTTTTGATTTACAAGGGTACCTTTCTATTAATTCAATCCTTACATTTTCCCATCCAATATAATTAAAATATTCATAGACTTTTGCATTGGATGTTTTTGCTGATACTTTATGGTTGTTAAATCTATATTTTAAATAATTGATTGTTGAGCCTATATAAAAATGTCCATCTATACATATCAATCTATAAATTTTTCCATTTCTATAGCGGGAATCACTCATTCTTCCTATACTCCTACCGGGGATTTTGTTAAGGTGCTTTTTACGCAAAATGGTTATGATATAATCTTAAATTTTTAATAAAAAAATATATCACATTAAGCACAATAATCTAAATCAGACACTTCTTATATATTGCCAAGACAAATCTTGACAGATCTGTTGCCAGATCTTGTCTTGACAAAACAATTTGTCTCTGTTTTTCAAAATAGGGAAATTAGGCAAATATTCGTCCAACTCAAGCAATTCGCAGAATTTATACAAAACATAGGAGTAACTCAAAAAATTAGACCTTCCTGCTGGGCAATGTTTCTGGAAACTCGGTTGAATTTCTATAAACATATGGCGCAACTTCTCCTCTGTTTCTCTGGTAATTACAGGCGCATTCTTTCCATTAATCCGATTCATAATATGAGGAGCGTGCTCATAGTATTTGTTGAATTTGAGTTTCTTCAAAATTTCACGAATCTTGGAGGTTTTAATATTTCCTAACTCCGTGATTCGTTCCTTTTTGAGTTCAGCCATAATGGCATCAAATACTTCTTGAGGAATATCTGTAGATTCCTTTGCCTGAATCTGTGCCAACCACTCATTGAAATGGTTAATACGTTTATACGCATAATAAGAAACTTCACGAGGAGGATCTTTGTAAGAAGGTTTATCTGAATCTACCAAAACAAATTCTTGATACCCGCATTTTGCGCAAGTAAACAATGCTTCGTTGCTACTGAAGACCATTTCAGCGGAACATTCAAGACATTCACCATAAGGATCGTCAGACATCGTTCCACTGCTTCGTGCGTGTTCAGGATCAATTTTTTGTAAAAATGTTTCCAATAATTTATCACGTCGCATATCGGAACCTGAAACGGTGGCTCCAACACCTCCTCCACTAATATCCATCGCCTGCTCATACACAGCCCAAATACTTCCTGGTTTGGACTTGACTACACGAGCCTCTTTGGATTCTACTCCACTGCGAATCTTATCTTGAATATCGTAATACTGAAACAATATATCACCTGTTTCTAAAAAATAATCATAGATCGCAGCACCTGATTTCCTTTTCTTGTATTCCTTATACAATTCTTGGAGCCCCTTCTCAATCTTCACCTTTTCAATGTCACTTGTACACACAGCAAGTTTATCTTTGAGGGCACGAAATTCAGTTTCTAAATCTTCAATGCTCTTGTTTTCTTCTAACAACTTATTGAGGTGAGCGTGATGTATGCTATCCAACGTAGTTCTGGCCTCAGGATTACTCCTTTTTGTAGGCCGAATCTTGAAAAAAGGATCCCCACCAGACATCTGTATAGTGGGCTTCCTGGGAAGTGTTTAGACTAAAAAAACAGACCCTCCCGGTTGGTAGTTTCTGAATTTCAACTTTTTCCCATTTTTCCAAAATTTTTTTCTCTTTAAAGGGTATAGACTAAAATGACAGGTGGTGGCTTGATGCAGCTCGTAGCTTATGGTGCCCAGGATGTTTACCTGACTGGCAACCCCCAGATCACGTTCTTCAAGGTGGTTTACCGCCGTCACACTAACTTCGCCATGGAGTCCATTGAGAACCCGTTCAACGGTTCCCCTGGCTTCGGCAAGCAGGTCACTGTCACTGTTCAGCGCAACGGTGACTTGATCTACCGTATGTACCTCCAGGCCACCCTCCCCAAGGTGCAGCTCCTCGCCTCTGACGGCTCTGGCGCCCAGTTCCGCTGGCTCAACTGGGTCGGCCACAACCTCATCAAGCAGGTTGAGCTCCAGATCGGCGGTCAGCGCATTGATATGCACTATGGTCAGTGGCTCCACATCTGGAATGAGCTCACCCAGGAGCCTGGCAAGCAGGCCGGTTATGCGAAGATGGTTGGCAACGTCCCGCAGCTCACCAACCTGATCGTTCAGGGTGGCGAGACCTGCGACGACGACTGCACCTCTGGTGAGCCCAACACCTCCAACGAGATCCAGAACTGCGCCCCTGAGTACACCCTCTACGTGCCCCTCCAGTTCTGGTTCTGCCGCAACCCTGGCCTTGAGCTCCCGCTCATCGCCATCCAGTACCACGAGGTCCGCATCAACCTCA